ATCAGCACGTTTCGTCGCAACCTAGTTATCGACTATATTCTAGACGGCAATATCTTTATCTATTTTGATGGTGTTCATATGTACCATCTACCCGCATCTAAAATGGCTATTCATGCTAGTAAGGATACTTACATTGAGAAGTTCACTTATAACAAACTAGTAGACTACAAGCCTAGCGAAATCATCCACATTAAAGAGAACTCCTTTTACTCTATCTATAGAGGTGTTCCACGTTTGAGCCCTGCTCTACGTACTATGCAGCTTATGATGAAGATGCGTAAATTCCAAGACAACTTCTTCAAGAACGGCGCAGTACCCGGCTTAGTATTGAAGTCACCTAATACCCTGTCAGAGAAGATCAAAGAACGTATGATGATGTCTTGGCAGGCTCGCTATGCTCCAGAGGCCGGTGGTCGCAGACCCCTTATTCTAGACGGCGGTATTGAAGTAGATTCTATCTCGAATGTAAATTTCAAAGAAATGGATTTTCAGACTAGTATCGCAGACAATGAAAAGATTATTTTGAAGGCGCTCGGAGTGCCTCCAATCATGTTAGACTCTGGTAACAACGCTAACATTCGCCCAAATATGCGTATGTATTATCTTGAGACTATACTACCTATCGTTCGTAAAATGAATTTTGCGATGGAAAGATATTTTGGTTTTGAGTTAAAAGAAGACATTACAAACATTCCTGCTCTACAGCCTGAATTAAGTGATTCTTCTAGCTACTATACTTCACTAGTAAACGGTGGTATTATTACTCCCGCAGAAGCTAGAGAGCGTTTAGGTTTCCCAGAAGTTGAAGGAACAGACGAGATTAGAGTTCCAGCAAATATCGCTGGTTCTGCAGTTAACCCAAGTGAAGGTGGCAGGCCCACCGAAGGAGAAGAAGATGTCAACTAGACCCCAAAGAATCAAACTTTGCAGAGACTTAGCTATGTACTTCGCAGAGAAAGGCAAGATTATGAATCAACAGGAGTACTTAGATGCGGCAGACAAGCCCGTCTCTTTCTCCGGAGTTCGTAGTGTTGGTAGAAGTTATTCTCGAGCAATTGAAATGGTAAAGAAGGCACACCCTGAATTACTAGAAATGGCTGAGAAAAAGAAGGAAGAGGCAGTAAAGCCTGTCGCACCTAAAGTACCAAAGCCAGCACCTAAGGCAGCGGTCAAGCCTGCTCCGGCAGTAAAACTGGATAAATAATGGATAAAATATTTAATCTTACATCCACTTTTAAATCACTAGAGGCCGATGACGGGTCTATAATGATTAGAGGAATGGCAAGTACTGCTGATTTTGATCGCGCAGGCGACACCATTTCAGCCGAGGCTTGGCAGAAAGGTGGACTAAAGAATTTTGAGAAGAATCCAATCATTCTGTTTAATCATGACTATGATAGACCGATTGGAAGAGCCACTGGGATGAAAGCCGGTCCTAATGGTTTAGAGTTAGAATGCAAAATCAGCAAATCTGCCCCTGGCAATGTAGCTGGACTTGTTAAAGACGGTGTTCTTGGAGCCTTTTCTGTCGGTTTCAGAGTCAAGGACGCTGATTATATCAAAGAAACCGATGGACTAATGATTAAGGACGCTGAGTTATTCGAGGTATCAGTTGTATCTGTACCGTGTAATCAGGCAGCTACTTTTTCGCTCGCGAAGTCTTTTGACTCTACTACAGAGTACGAAGAATTCAAAAAAACTTTCACTAATCGTGTAGATCTAGCCGGTCAGTCTCTGGCTAAGGACGAAGCAATTGCTTCAAATGTAGCTAGTGACAACACACCGAAAAGCGTGGATACTACATCCACAGATCAGGAGATCAAAATGGACAATCAAAACATCGACTTGGAAGCTTTTGCAAAGAAGGTAGCTGAAGATACAGCTGCTAAAATCGCAATGAAGCAAGCCGAGCAAAAAGCAGCTGATAAAGCTGAAATCGAGAAGGCTCAGGCCGAAGCATCTTTCATCGAAGCACAAGACATCAAAGTTAAGACTGGAATCCAGACTGGCGTTGAAGCTCTTATGGCTGACGTAGAAGCTAAGTTAAACGAAAAAGACGCGAAGATCGACGAAGTAATTGCTAAGTTTGGCAAAGACCTCGAAGAGAAGAACGCAGAAATCGAAGCCATGCGCACAAGCAAGCGCGTATTCGGCGACCGTTCAGCTTCAGGCGATCTGTCTAAGTTCGGTCAGGACTTCATGCACGCTAGCCTGTTAGGTACTATGACTGGTAAAGGTATGAACACTGATTTCGCTCGCGGCGTTATGGAAAAAGCTGGTCTAGACTACACTACTAATGCTGGTGATATCGATCAGGAAGTTGCACGTCAAATCGAGAAGGAAGTTACTCTCGAGCTAAAGACTGCTGGTGCTTTCCGTGAAATCCAGGTAAATGGCGCTGCTACTGTTATGCCCATCCAGCCTGATGTTACTGCTGCTACCTTCCAAACTGGTGCTGCTGCTGCTGGTAACCTCGACACCCCTGGTGGCGCTGCCGCTACTTTCCAACCTTCTCAGGTAATCTTGAACGCTTATCGTCTGATCTCTCAGACTTTCATGGACAACAATGTCGATGAGCAGGTTCTGATCAACTTGATGCCTATGCTAGTAGACTCTGTTGCACGTGCTCACGCTCGCGCTGTTGATACTGCTATTATTCAAGGTGCAGGTTCTATCACTGGTCTAGACGGCTTTGCAACTGCAGCTGCTTCTGGTGCTCACACATCGTCCAACCCTCTTACTGCTGCCCTTCTTATGGGAATGCGTAAGGACATGGGTAAGTACGGTGTTAACCCATCTGACATTGCTTACGTTGTATCTCAGGCGCGCTACTTCGAGCTAATCGAAGATGCAGGCTTCCAGGATATTACTGATGTAGGTTCTGACCTTGCTACTAAGCTAACTGGTTCTATCGGTTCTGTATTCGGTTCACCTGTAATCGTCTCTGATAGCTTTGCTGCTGAGACAACTGGCAATGCTATCGCTTTCGCTGTTAGCACTCGTAACTATGTTATTCCACGTCTACGTGGTGTATCTGTTGAGTCTGACTACGAAGTCGGCAATCAGCGCAATGTAATCGTTGCTTCTCAGGCCCTAGGCTTTGAAGAGCTCGTTGCAGGCGGTGCTGGTAACCGTCCTTCTGTTAAACTCGACCTGGCTTAATGCTAATAAAAACTTGGGGGTTCGCCTCCAAGTTTTTACTAATGGACTTATAGAAATATGGCAAACTTAATAGATTTAGTAGATTATAAAGATTCAAAGGGTATTCAAGGTACCAAGGATGATGTGCGTCTTAATATTTTAATAACTTCTGTGAGTCAATTAGTAAAAACTTATTGTGGTACTAGCATTATCGACAACTACAGCTCTCCTAAGTTTGAGAGCTTAAATATTCCATGGGATTCTCATATTCTTCAGCTAAGCGAAGGTCCAGTACTTAGCATTAGTACTATCTCAGAGAGACCTTCGTACTCTAGTGCCTATTCTGTATTGACTACAGCAAAGCATGAGTACTACCTTGATGAGGCTACTGATAGTATTTTCCGTACAGACGGTACTAATGGATACAAGAATTGGGCTAAAGGACCGGGCGCAGTACAAGTTACTTACTTCGCAGGATACCCAGCTTGCCCCGAAGATTTAAAACTAGCAGTATTTGACTTAGTTACATACTACTTTAAAGATGAGCACAAAGCTCGTCAGACTTTACAGGGTGCAAGTGTACAAAACACTTCAACCTCTTCTCAGCGTGATAACGTAGCGTTCCCAGACCATATTAAACGAGTCTTGGATCTGTATAAAAACTTTTAATGGCCAAAAGAGACCTACATAACTTTCTAACAAAACTAGATAATGAGTTAAATAGAAGTTCTCAAGACTATAGAAGGCAAAATGCGAATAAAAGGGCACACCTTTTTAGGTTCAATTCTTCTAAACTAGCAAAAGAGTTAAAAACTCAGATAGCTAGTTATGATATCCCTTTATCTAACAAGGACAAAGCTTTTATAAATAAAGCCTCTTCCAAGTTAAAAAAGTCTTTGGAGAAGAAGTTAAAAGGTATTAAGGCCGAGAATAAAAAGCTATGGGTTGGCAGCAATACGATACGAATGACGTTTACTTCTAGTACAAAAGTTTATAGTAAATTTGGAGACCCTGACTCTGTTTATCACAAAGTATACAGCGCATACAGGCCTTTATTAAAAAAGTACTTTGCTACTATACAGGAGTACTTGCATACACAAGAGTTTGTAAATAAGGGCACGGGCAGAACTAAAACTAAATCTATAAAAACCAAAACAGGTAAAGTAAGAGAAGCGGCAGGAAAGGAGATACAGCTAGGTCACACTGCAGGAGGCAGTGTTATTGAGTCCTTTATAAGAGACGCTTTTGAAGACGTTATAGCCTCCTCTAATAAGTATACCGAGAGTGGAGATGCGTTGTCTGAACCTGATATTCGTAAACAGATGAGTGACTTAGGTATAGATATTACTATAATTAAAGATGCTCGGTTAGACTCGTATACTGTAGAGCTAGAAGCGGGTCGGTCTAATAGAGACGACGGCATTCAATTAAAAGCTCGTAAAGCTACTTTACAACGACAAATTAAAAAGGCTATAAAAAAACTAGGGGGGATAGAGAATCTAAAAGGCTCCGATACTTTGAGACAGAAATATATTAAAAAGACTCGTCAGGAGATACTAGAGCCTTTCAAAGGATTAAAAAACGTAGTAGTAATATCTAAAAGCACTAAGACTGATAGTACCAGCAATACAGCAAGTAGAGATAGTAAAGCCAAGATACAGAGAGCAAGAAGATCTAGCTCTTCTTTGGGTCGCACGGCACTGCCTGCCGCTTTAAAAAAGAGAAGACAGTCTAAGCAAAGAGCCGCCGCATCACGTAGCCCCGCGTCGAGCCCTTTACAGATGGTAACACAGTTTAACGCTATGTTGCCCCAGACAGTAGCAAAGAATATGCAGAGTCCCGCCCTAAACCTTCAAACAGGTAGGCTCGCCTCTAGTGCAAGAGTTACAGATATAGCTCAAACACCTCAAGGCTTTCCGAGCATTGGATATACTTATGACGATAAGTACCGAACATTTGAAGTAGGAAATAAGCAGGGTAGCCTAGAGCGCGATCCTCGAAAACTAATAGATGGCTCTATTCGCGAGATAGCGGTACAGATGGCCATGACACGATTCTACACTAGGAGAGTTTAATGTCGGAAAGACAATATACAACAAGACGACTAGGAATAATAACAGCCCTTGTAGAGAAGTTAAAAGATATAAATGGGGCACCACCTTTTCTGTCAGATCTACAAGAAAATGTATCTCCTCGTTTAAAGTTTTGGGATGAAGTGGAGGAATTTCCTGCAGTTCACCTAAATGCCGGTTCTGAGACTAGAGAGTATCAGACTGGAGGATACAAAGACAGGTTTTTATCTGTTACTTTTAGATGCTATGTCCAAGCAGAAGATGCAGTAGAAGCACTCGATGAATTACTAGAAGATGTAGAAACTGTAG